ATCAAGATATCCCCTTGCAGGATTGAAACAGAAAGTGCGAGAACCGCAAGTGGTACTTATATCCGATCTTATTCTGTATTTCTCCCTAAATCTATTGATCCTAACCATCTTCCGGGTAGAGGGGCACACGTGAGACTGAGCAAAGAAGACGGAACGATAAAGAATGTCATTGGGACTGTAGCGAATAGCTTGTCAACGATGTTTGATTATTTAATTGAAGTGGAATGAAAGACGGTTTAGCATACGATCATGACACGCTCAAGTCTTTATCCCAGCTTTTAGAAAGGAAAGTTAAAGATTTAGACAGGGCGATTCGGTTCAATTTCATCGAAGTTATAGGACCTAAAGTCGTAATCAACGCTAAAAAAAATGGCAGTTACAAGGATAGGACTAGCAACTTGAGGAGTTCTATTGGTTTTATACTTGTAAAAGACGGAAAAATAATTCGTAAGGGTGGATTTCAACAGGCTATCGGGGGAAGCGAGAGTGGAGATAATGGAATTAAAGAGGGAGAAAAATACGCCACTGAACTAGCTAAAAACGCTGGTGATGGGTACACTCTCATCGTTGTAGCCGGGATGAATTACGCAAGACCAGTGGAGAGCAAGGGATTTAACGTTTTATCAAGATCAGGAAAATACTTGCAAAAAGAAGTCAATGATATGATCGAACGAGTACTAAAAAAAGCTGGATTCAAATGATAGATTACGACGTTGAATTATCGGTGTACAAGGTTTTAAATGGGAAAACTAATGGCGTCCCCGTGTTCAGGAAAGACACCCGTGACCCTGATTACATTGGTGATTATATCGAGATAATACCGCTTGACAATGATCACGAAAGTGTTATTGCCAACGGAGAGATTAATGTCAACGTTCACGTACCAGAACGAGACAAGGGAATCAAAAATGTTGACCGAATCGAAGAGATAAGTGATAACGTTTACCAATTATTCAGACAAGAAAAAGATGTCTTTAGCCAGTATTTCACCACGTTCGGTAAATTCACATTCTCCGTGATTGATCACGAGGATTTCAAGGATGACAATAAAACTTATTACAGAAATTTTAAAATTAAAGTAACCTATTTAAATTTATAAATTATGGCTGATGCAGCAGATATTTCACATGGTATAGAAAGTATCACTTTCCAAACCGCGAACACGTCAGGAGAAACCGCCGGACAGTTCCCAGATTTCGCATCCGGTGTCACGACACGGGATTTCAAGTTAATCCAAATTGATTCCGTGACAGAAGACAAGGATGATGATACCGTTGAAGACATCATGGTAGAAGACATGGACGATCCATTGCTTCAATTAACGACAGAAAAAGGCCGCAAAACGTTCAACCTCGTATCATACGACCTTTCCCCTGAATCTTTAAAATACTGGCTTGGTGACAAGCTGAACGAAACCGCCGAGGACCCCAATAACGGTTATTACGTCAACAATCCATCCTTTGAACTGCCGTTACAGGCAATAAAAATCGTGGACAAAAAAGTTGCCGGGTATGCGCAAAGGCAATGGGAATACATGCCCGTCAAGGTTATCGCTAAAGTAACCGGTACGAGAGGAAAATCCGGCTTGCTCACGCTGTCATTAAGCGGTACATTGTTAGGCAATAAAGACAAGAACGGTAATGTTATTGGTAATTATCGTCACAAGGTGATTTCCGAGTAATTTAACAACACGAATGATCAAAACGGGAGGTGCAAACTTCCCGTTTCAAATAAAATAAAGATGAGTAAAACCGTACAACAAAGAGTTTCAGAAGAAGCGAATGAATCCCCTACAGTGATTAAAATAGGGCAAAAAAATTTTAAAGTGTTGCCTCTCACGTTCGGGCAATTACTGGATATTGACGCTCTAGTTTCACGGATGAATGACATCACGGAGGAAGATACAAAATATGATTTACTTGGAGCGACTTTAAATCACATGCAAGACGTTCAACATATGCTAGAGATGTCGCTAGTTATCATGTTCAGGAATCCACAAGACCGGGAGAAAAACAGGGAATATATCACGATGCACCTTGGAGAGAAAGAATTTACCTCTTTACAAGAGTTGTACGTTGATCGCTTGAATACCAGTTTTTTTTTGACCAATATAATTTTCCTAAAAAGAAACCTAAGGATAGCGACTCCAACAAAAGTGACTCCCCTTGGGCAATATGGTACGCTGCAATAGAAGGGTTGCACATGGATGTTAGAACAGCGATGTCCGGCATAAGCTGGGTGAACCTGCAAATGTTGTTAGGATGCATTCCCTCTTACGATCACAATGAAGAAGACGATAGTAAGCACGGAAGAGGCAAGAGAAAAAGTAAAAAAAATAATATCATAACAGGAGAAAACATATTCGGATAATATCATGGCAGACGGGCAATTAAATATACAGGCAAAATTAGACATTAACGATTTGGTCAAAACGGCAGCAAGATACCGCCAAGAAGTGACACGCATGGGGGTTATCACGGATCAACAAGGTAATGTAATGAGTACAGCATGGACCCGTATGAAACAAGCCGCCACGGCATACTTGTCATTAGATATAGCTAGAAAAATAGCCGAAACAAGGGGACAATTCCAATCTTTACAAGTAGCATTTGAAACGATGCTTAATAGCGAAGAAAAAGCTCAACGCTTGATGTCAGAAGCTGTTGAATTAGCTGCTAAAACACCTTTCACGTTAGAAGATGTAGCCAGTGGTGCGAAACAATTACTTGCCTATGGATTTGCCGCAGAAGACATAACAGAAACATTACGAAGATTAGGAGATGTTGCATCAGCTTTAGGATTACCAATGGAACGATTAACTTACCTTTATGGGACAACTGCCACTCAAGGTAGGTTGTATGCTAGAGATATGATACAATTTACCACTTCGGGAATTCCAGTTTTGCAAGAATTAGCCCAAATGTACGGCAAAACGACAGAAGAAATTAACAACATGGTAACTGCTGGGGAAGTTGGTTTCAAAGATGTACGTAAAGTTTTCGAGCAAATGACTAACGAGGGAGGACAGTTCTACAATCTCATGGAAAAGACATCTACCACTATCTCGGGAAAAATTTCCAACTTGGCAGATGCGATTCAAGTCATGTTTAATAATATTGGCGAATCTAATGAAGGGATTATAAACGGAGCCATTGATGGTGCAAAATGGTTAGTTGAAAATTATCAATCAGTCATCAATATTTTAAAAGTTCTTGTAGCTACATACGGGACATACAAAGCGGCTCTAATTGCTGTTGCTGCAACAGAAAGAGTTTCAGCAATTATCGTTGCAACAAAATCAATTCTAGAGAGGACCAAGATGCTTACGAGAGCAACACAAGCTCAAATATTGTTCAATAATGCGGTTAAAGCTAATCCTCTTGGCTTATTATTAAGTACTATTACCGGGGTGATTACAGCTTTTGCTACATTTTCAAAAAAAATAAAATCTTCAACAGATATTATCAATGATTTGGATAAAGCAACCAACGAATATATTGATGATTCTAAAAAAATATCTTCTATAATTTCTGAATACGAATCATTAAGTAACAAAACAAATCGAAACGCTACAGAAAACGAGAGATTAACTTCTGTGATGAAAAATCTAGCCAATATGATTCCCAACATAGAGGCAAAATTTAATGAATACGGACAGGTAATTAGCATTAATTCTGATAAGGTTAAAGAATTTACTGACGCACAAAAGGAAGCTTTGAAAATAAATTTATCAGCACAAATAAAAGAGGCAGAAGAAGCAGTAAAAGATCTTGATCGAAGAATGAAAGAGCAGCAAGATATTTTCCAAAGTGGTTATTATCTTACTCCTCAACAAACAAGTATTCCTGGAATGGCTGGAGCTATTGTTAGCGGAAACAAGAAAATCAAAGCGAGTCAAGAAATTATAAATAATGCGGCAGAAAAGTTTAACGAGTTATCCAACGAAAAATTAAGAATAAATCAAAAGATAATTAGTGCTCAAAAAGTTTTGAATGAACTCACAGAAGAAGAGAATGAAAATGTTGAAGAATCAATAAAAACATTTGAAGAACAACTAGAACAAGCTCAAAAGAATGTTTCATCATTGAAAGATAGGTTGTCCGATTTGAGAAGTGGTAAAGTTAAATCAAATGATTACAACAAGGACATAGAAGAAACATTATCCCAGTTAAAAGAGGCTGAAAAAGTTGTCGAGAACTTAACAGGGGTAACAGATGCAATGCGAAAACAACAAGAGAGAGAAAATCAAAAAAGGCTAGAAACTGTAAAAAAAATTAACGAAGAACTCCTTTCTCTGGAGGAACAAAACCAAAATTCCCGTATCGAACTCATGAAAGAAGGTACGGAAAAAGAGATCGCTCAAATCAATCTTGACTATCAAAGAAGAATTACCGAGATAAAAAAACTTGCCGATAAATGGGTTAAAGAACAAGGGGGGAAATTAACGACCGAACAAAACATTCAAGTATCGACAGCTTTCACTTCTGCCGAAAACATTAAAAACAAAGATACCGCAGAGGTATACAAAAAGGAACTTGACGATCTTCTAAAACAATATCAAGATTTTGATGCCAAAAGGAGAAGTATCGATGATAAGTACGCTAAAGATAAGCAAACTTTAGAATCTAGACGAACAACTTCAAACGCTAGCGAGATAGATAGTGCCATCAATGAATTGAATTACCAGAAAGAAGAAGCTTTAAAGGAAATAGCAATGGAATTCGCATCTCGAAATGAAGAATTCGAGATTTGGATGAATCAAATTGCCACATTTTCAATGGAAGAACTTCAAAAAAGATTACGTGAAGCTAGAGCATTACTAGGATCTTTACAAATCGCAGGCGTGGGCGGTGATAAACTCGCAGAAGCTATAGCTAAAGTAGTGACTTTAGAAAAAGAAATAGCCAATCAAAAAAAGAAGACAAGTACTTCGCCAGACAAAAGAAGTGTAAAAGATTGGCAAGAACTTTACAAGACGTTATCTAAAGTAGATGAACAATTCAAAGAGATAGGTGATAGTATTGGGGGAACTGCCGGAGAGTTATTGTCTTCTGCGGGTAGTATAAGCACCGCGATATTATCAATGATTGATGGTATCATCACGCTAACCACTGGATCAATTAAATCAGTTGAAGGGATGAGTGACACCGCCGCCAAAGCAATTAAAGCGGTTGAGACCGCCTCCGTGATCCTAGCAATAGTATCCGCAGCTCTTCAAGTTGTCACCAAGATCTTCAGTATGTTCAAGGGGAAAAGCAAAGCAGAAAAAGATTCCGAGAGACTATCCAAGGTCACGAACAAAATAGCGGAAACGAACGAGATTATAAATAACCTCATTGAAAAACGTATTGATCTAATCAAAGCTGCAACTACTGCTGAAAGAAACGGGTTAAAACTAACAACAGAAGAAGCTATAAAAGCTCAGCAAGATTTAATCCAAGTACAATATAGCAAACTATGGAAGAATGAAATTCTAGGAAAAAAAGGTAAGAATAATGACCTTGACGTTAGAGATCTTGGGTTGGCAACGGTAGAACAATTAAAAGATTTTTTAAGCGGGGGACAAATAGCATTTAAAGATGGATTCACCACTTTAATTGAGCTAGAGAAACAGGGATACAGTTTAACTGATGCGGACAAGTGGAAAAGTATCGTCGAGGAGTGGGATAAATTAAACGAGCAAGCGGATCAATTAAAAGAAACCGTTAGCGAGATTAACACCGGGATTAATTTTGATGAAGCTCGAGACGGTTTAGATGATTTCCTTTTAAGTGCAGACACGACATTTAAAGACATTTCTGATAACTTCGAGGACTACATGAGACAATCTATATTAAACGTTGTCAAATCAGATTACCTAAATGAAGAAATGAAAGAATGGTACGATCAGTTTGACAAGATGTCTAAAGATGGTGCGTTATCAGCGTCTGATGTTGAAACTCTTCGGGAGAAATACGAAACCATTTATAATGAAGCTCAAAATAGAATTGATGAACTATTAAACGCCGCCGGGGTGAACTTGGAAGGAGCAGTTCCAAATAGTCAAGCAGGGGCGATTTCAGAGACTATAACAGAAGAAACAGCATCTGTTATGATGGGTATATGGAGGGGACAGTATGACGTGACGAAGAATATTCACACGGAACTAATCTCGTTACACTCGGACTATAAAGCTGCTATTTCAAAATCTAACGACATTCTTGACATGATAGCTTCAAATACTGGAAGAACTGCCGACAACACGGATGGCATCGGGACAACCCTCAAGAGCATAGACAACAGACTAAAAACACTAGAAACTAACTCGAACAAGAAATACACGAAGTAGCATGAGCACATTGGGGAAGATGAAGGATAACAACGAGATTAAATTAACCAACAAACAGGAGCGTTTCTGTTACGAATATTGTATTGACTTCAACGCAACCCAAGCAGCTATTAGAGCTGGATATAATCCAACTGCCGCTTACGCAACTGGATATGAAAACCTCAAAAAACCTCAAATTAAAAAGCGAATTGAAGAAATGCAAGCTAATCTCGCTAGAACATCGGGTATTTCAGCATTGCGTGTACTGAAAGAACACGAGAAACTTGCTTTCTCTAATGCCGCTAGATTCAGGAGCGGGTGGATAACCTTGAAAGAATTTGAATCTTTATCTGACGATGATAAGGCTTGTATACAAGAAGTGTCAACAAAAACAATCAAAAGAACAATTGGTGACGAGCCAGTAGAAGAAGAATTCGTCAAAATAAAGTTATATGACAAGCAGAAAAGCTTGGATAGCATTAGCAAGATGTTAGGCTTTGACGCACCTGTAAAGCAAGAAATCACTGGGAAAGATGGGAAGAATCTTTTCGAGGGTATCGACCTAAGTAAACTATCTCAAGAAGAATTAACCCTATACTATAATCTTTTAAAAAAGGCTAATGGCTGAAAAGATAACATATCACCCGCTCTTATCTGCAGAGATTGAAATGTTCAAACGTGGTATGTTTGATTTTGTCACGATTTGTGCCGGGTTAAAGCATTTAAAACAAGAACAAGCCTTACAAGTGTTGACTGGGAACGATGTAGTTGAATTGCTTTACGGGGGTGCCGCAGGAGGAGCGAAATCATGGACTGGATGTACTTGGCTTGCTTTTTCATGCTTGGCTTATCCCGGCACAAAATGGTTTATAGGGCGTAAAGAATTAAAAAGCCTAAGAGAAACCACGTTGATTACTTTTTACAAGGTATGTTCGATGTATAATATTAAAAGAGGTGTTGACTTTACTTATAACGGGCAAGATCATTTTATCGAATTCAAAAACGGATCTAGGATTGACTTGCTAGACCTCCGGTATTTACCTTCAGACCCCATGTATGAAAGATACGGTTCATCTGAGTATACAGGGGGATGGATCGAGGAAGGTGGAGAGATTGATTTCGGTGCTTACGATACTCTTAAAACCCGTGTCGGGCGGCACTTGAATTCTCAATATGGACTTTTGCGTAAAATATTCATTTCTTGTAACCCGAAAAAAAACTGGATGTACACAACATTTTACAAGCCAGCAAAAAACGATGAACTTCCCTCATACATGAGATATTTGTCATGTCTAGTTGATGACAACCCGTTTATGGATAAAGGTTACGTGGAGGCTCTTGAATCTACAAAAGACAAGGTAAAATACGAGAGGCTGAGGAAGGGAAATTGGGATTACGATGATAACCCAAACATGCTTTGCTCCTACGATGCAATCACAGAAATATTCAACAACGCTATAGCCAAGAAAACTGGAAAAAGATACTTGACCGCCGATATAGCAAGGTATGGGTCAGATAAAGCTATTATACTTGTATGGGATGGCTACGTGATTATTGATTACATGGTGTTTGATATTAGTAGTACAACACAAATCCAATCAGCAATCATGCATCTTAGACAAAAATACCAAATCCCAACGTACAGGTGTATTGCTGACGAAGATGGCGTTGGCGGCGGTGTAGTTGATTCTTGTCGTATACTCGGTTTCCATAATGGCGGGAAACCTTTTGATGGGGAGAATTACCAGAATCTACAATCTCAATGCATGTACAAGTTGGCGGAACACGTCAATGGTAATGACGTGGGTTTTGAGGCTGAAATAAGCGAAGATGATAAAGAATGCATAATCATTGAGCTTGAACAAATGCAATCATGGGATGTTGATTCTGACGGGAAATTGAAAATTAAACCTAAAGAAGAAATAAAAAAAGATATTGGACGCTCCCCGGACTGGAGAGATGCTATAATGATGAGAGCGTATTTTGATTATAAAGACATCACTCCGCTACCTAATAATGCAGATGAATACTTTGATTTGTTGTAAATTGTAGATATTTTTGTGAAACAAGCTTGTAATGTTGCAAGCTACTAAAATGAACGGCAGGCATGATAATAATAGACTTTTTCAATTCTTCAGTAAATTGGTTCCTTAATACTTTTGGTGCAAAAAGAGATCTGTTAGAACTTATCAAGGATAAGGATATAAACAAGGCCATACAATCGTTTCAATGTAGGGATACGGATGTTGAGAATGCTATTTCTGAATACGATCCAGAATCTCACAAGGTAAATCGAAGACCAAACAAAAAAAGAATCGGTAAGCCGGACAAAATAACGGCTAAACTTGCTATCCCTTATCAACGACACATAAACGAGGTTGAATTGACGTTTCTATATGGAACGATGCCAACTTGGACCCAAACATCAACAGGTACAGACAAGGCATTTGAGGCTTTTAATGATTTTTTGAAAAATACAAGATGGGGAACGACACAACGAGAATTCAAAAGGATTGCTGGCAGCGAGACAGAATCCGCAAAATTGTATTACGTGTACAGGGAT